TCAACCGGCCTGTTTTTACTGCAAAAAAGCCCCAGCTACAACTATTGATCATGATCCACCTATTGACACCTTCCCAGCTCCAGAGCTATGGGTTGGTACTCTAAGACCTGCGTGTGCGCATTGCAACTATTCCAAAGGGGCTATCTATGGTAACAAAAAAAGGAAAGCCATTAAAAACAGCCGTAAGTGGTAAGCCTACGCTTGGCAGACATACAGCTGCAATGATTAACGCTTTGAAGGGGCGCAAAGACATTGATGGTGTAACACAGGTGGCTTTACTAGGTCTAGCTACAGCCTGGGATCTTATTGAGAAGACCGGGGAGAATACGCACACCATCCCATCAATATCCAGAGAGCTTAGAGAGATCTGGACATATTGCGGATTGCCAGAGGCAGATGACATTTTTAAGTAAGTGTCCACCTAGGTGGGCATCACTAAGAGATGAGAGCTGTGAAACAGATGGCGACAATATGGCTATTGTGGCAGAGCTGTTAGGTTACAGTTTATTTGAGTGGCAACGCTATGTTTGTGATGTAGGTTTAGAAAAAAACAAGCATGGTCAATATAAGTACCGCACTGTTGCAGCTCAAGTTAGCCGGCAGTCAGGTAAGTCAAAACTTATTGAAACCCGTATTGCTTATGAGTTATTGCAATCTAAAAGACATGTGGCTTATACAGCTCAAGACCGCAACATGGCTAAGGTTAAATGGGAAGAGCATTTACTAAGCTTTATGATGTCACCAAAGTTTTCAAAGCGTATTGCAAGAGTAAGCAAAACAAACGGCAATGAGAAGATCTACATGCGCAATGGATCTACCTATGGCATTGTCACACCTAATGACAAAGGCGCACGCGGCCTGAGTCTTAACCTCATGGTTATTGATGAGGCACTTACACATCCGCTGTCTTTGATAGCAAACCTACAACCTACCTTAGCAACAAAGCGCAATGGTCAGCTTTGGATTATGTCTAATGCCGGCAGACCAGGGCAATCAGAGTTACTAGAGCATTACAGAGAATTGGGTCACCGAGAGATAGCAGATCCTATAAATAAATTAGCTTGGTTTGAGTGGACACCTTTGTCAGATGATTTTGACTATATGGATCAAGATGTGTGGTATCAAGCAATCCCATCTTTGCATGAAGAAAAGGGTGTGTTACTTGAAGCTGTTAAAGAGGCATCACAAACAAACAGTCCAGAGATCTTTACAAAAGAGTGGCTTAATGTTTGGCCGGCCAAAGATGCAGTGCAGGTCATAGGCACAGAGCTATGGGATGCTCTAGCTAGGACTGACATTATTCTTGGCAACAATGTGGTCTTTGGTGTTGATATATCTAGGGAGCGCGACAGAGCTACTATTGCAGTATCAGGTCAAGTCTTAGGTTATACACCTGTTGAACTTATAGAGTCTAAAGAGGGTACATCTTGGGTATTGCCAAAACTTGTAGAGCTGTGTAAAAAATATAAAACTAAAGTAGTCATAGACACAGGCTCTCCGGCAGCTTCGCTAATAGCAGAGCTGCAAAAACAAGAGATAGGTGTTATGGCTATACACCTGCGTGATTATGCAAGAGCTTGTGGATCTTTCTATGATGCAGTACAAGCTAGGACAATTTGTCATATAGATGATCCAAACCTAAGAGCTGCAATCATGGGATCAACAAAAAGACCATTAGGTGACTCATGGGCTTGGAATAGACAAAGTACAACAAACATCACGCCACTTGTAGCGGTAACACTGGCACGCTATGGAGTAGTGACCAAAATAGAGGAAAGACCAGTGGTCAGGAGTAAGATGTACTAATGAAATACTTATCAACCATATTACAAGTTTCAGGATCTTTACTGTTAGTCTTAGGTGTCGCATCTCTTAACTTGGTTAGTGCAGTATTATTAGGCGGCGTATTTTTAATTTTATTCGGCATTGCTTTAGAGGTCAGAGGTAAATAATGCTCGGCAAGCTACTTAAGAGGCAGATACAACCAGGCATAGCTTATACAGCATCCGGTTATGTGGACTCACTTGGTAGAGTTGGTAGATTTTTTGAAGGCAACTACTCTGGCACTTATGTAGATGGCCGCACCGCATTAGGCATACCTGCAATTTATCGCGGTATCTCACTAATTGCAGATGCTATTGGTGCATTAGATCTTTGCGCATATCGCAATGGTAGAGAAATTATGCCAAAGCCAAATATTTTAGCGCGGCCAAATCCTACTGAAACGCGTATGGAAACAATTGCGGCAATGGCCGCAGGTCTTTTGATGGATGGTAATTATATTGCAGTGTTAGGTGAGCCTGGACTAAATGGCTATCCTGACAGTCTTTACCCTGTCGCACCTGATCGCGTACAAGTTACAAGAGATAAAGGTAAAATTGTTTATCGCATTGATGATAAAACTTATGACAGGTCAGAAATATTCCATATCAAAAACTTTACTATGCCAGGTGACATTGTAGGTAGAGGCATTTTAGCTGTAGCAAAACAATCACTTGGAAAAGAAATTGCTATCAATGAATATGCTGCAAGATATTTTGACGGCGGAGTTAATCCAACAGCTGTAATTAAATCAGCTAACCCGGATCTTACAAGTGAGGAAGCTGAGGCTCTAAAGTCTGCATGGATGTCAATGTACTCATCAAAGAATAGATCACCTGTAGTTATGAACGCATCTACAGACTTTGAGGTGTTAAGTAGTAACGCAGCTGAGAGCCAATTGGTAGAGGCGCAAACAGCCGGACTTACAGAGGCCGCTAACATACTTGGCCTACCGGCTTACTATTTAGGTGCACCAAACAGTAGCCGTACTTATAGCAATGTTGAACAAGAAAACTTACAGCTCATCAAATTTTCAATACAACCAATAGCAGAAAGAATTGAGGCTGCCTTCTCAGATCTATTAGTGCGTGGACAAACTGCTAAGTTTAAGTATGACTCTATGTTAAAGACAGATACAGCTAGTAGATATGCAGCTTACTCAACCGCATTAGCAAGCGGATTTTTAACTATTGATGAGGTTAGAGATAGGGAAAACCTTGAGTCAATGGATTATGAGGTTGGGGAAAATGATGTTGAAACAGATGCAACCGCAGAGATACAAGAGGTAACTGACAATGAGCAATGACATAGAAAACAGGCGTTACAATGTTGAGTTTGAATTACGCCTTGCAGATGGTGATGGGCGCACTATCTATGGCATGGCAGTCCCATATAACAAAGAGCAGCGTATAAATGGCAACATCATTGAGATATTTAGAAAAGGTGTTTTTGCAGATGTTATCCGCGCCCCTCACAGAGTAAAACTTTTGCGTGGTCATGGTGAAAACAATGTGCTAGGTAGAGCCACACTCTTAAAAGAAACAGATGAAGGTTTATATGCAGAGTTTAGAATTTCTAAAACAAGAGAAGGTGATGAAGCTTTAGAGCTAGTAAGAGATGGGGCACTAGATCAATTATCTATTGGGTTCATGCCAATTAAAAACCGCAAAAGACCAGATGGGGTCATGGAGCGTATAAAGGCTCATTTAGCAGAGGTGTCACTTGTAACCTTTGGAGCTTATGGCGATATGGCCGCGGTTGCAGGTGTGCGGCAAGGTGCCCCTCAAATCACACCTAGACTAGATGAAGCTAGGAAGATATTAAATGCCATACAGCGTAGTAAGTGACCACCCAGACTGCGAAGGCTTTGCAGTAGTCAAAGATGAAAACAATGAGCTACTAGGCTGTCACAAAACTAAAGCTCAAGCTGAGGATCAATTAACAGCTATAAACATTGCAGAGTATGGCACAAGAGAATTACCTCAAAACTACAGACCTGCATCTAGTGAAGATGTGCCAGAGGGTCGCAATTGTGCAAACTGTTATTTTTACAAAGAGGGTTACTGTGAGCTGTGGGAAGCTAATGTGAAAGCAAACTATTATTGCAACAGATGGGCAGCGCAAAATGAAGACAGAGCGGATGCCCCTGCCCCAGAGAAAGACCAGATTGAGGGCAGTGACAAAAACAAACCCGGTAGTGCAGCCGGTAAGTCTGGTGACATATCAATAAATGCAGCTACAGAGAAAGCATTACAAACAAAGGCAGATGAACACAATGAAGCTATGTCTAAAGCTGAAAAGCCAAACTGGACAAGGGTGCGAGTAGGTGCGTTAAAGTCGGTGTATCGCAGAGGATCAGGTGCATACTCAACATCACATAGACCAGGCATAAGCCGAGCTGCATGGTCAATGGCCAGAGTAAATGCTTTCTTAGTATTAGCTAGAACTGGCAGACCAAACAACCCAAAGTATGTAACTGACAATGATTTGTTAAACTCAGATCATCCAAGATATTCAAAGCAAAAAGATCAGTCAAGAGCTGTTAGCTTTACACCTACAACTGCCATGAGGACAGAGGCACAAAGAGGACTTGATTGGCGTAGAGAGTTTGGCAGAGGTGGCACTGAGATAGGTATTGCTAGAGGTAGAGATATTGCAGGTGGCAAAGACTTACCTTTAGACACAGTCAATCGCATGGTATCTTTTTTTGCAAGACATGAAGTAGATAAACAAGCTGAGGGTTTTAGCCCTGGAGAAGATGGCTATCCTTCAAACGGCAGAATTGCTTGGGCATTATGGGGCGGTGATGCTGGTAAGTCTTGGGCAGAAAACATAGCAAACCAAGATAGAGATTATCATGATGAAAAAGATAAAAAACCAAGATACAACACAGCTGTACAAATATTACAAAATCTAAAAAAACAGATATAATATAAAGAGTAGAACACCTGACCCTGTATTGCAGCGAGTCACACCTTCTCACAAACCAAACTAATTATAGGAGAAAAATGTCTAATACATTTCTAGCCTCTCTGCGTGAGAAGCGTGAAGCAAAGACTGCTCTTATTTCATCAACAGTAGAGCGTGCAGCCGAAGAGCTACGCGATCTATCAGAGGTTGAACTTGCCAATGTAGAGGCACTAAACCTTGAAGTAAAAAAGTTAGATGAAAGAATTGAGCAGATGTCTGATATTGAATTGCGCAACCAAAAGGCCGCTGATCTAGCATCCAAGGTTGATGCCAATGTAGATACAAAGAAAGAAACACGCGCCGGTGGCTTTACTGTCACACGCGAAGAATTAACTTACTCAGAGCGCACCGCAGATAAATTCTTAGGTGATGCACTAAAAGCACAATTTGCAAATGATTATGATGCCGCAGAGCGTATTCAACGCCACCAAAAAGAGATGGCTATTGAAAAGCGTGCATCTGACTCAGGCAGTTTTGCCGGTCTTGTAGTACCACAGTATCTAGTAGATCTATATGCACCATTAGCACGCGCCGGTAGGCCGTTCGCTGATGCTGCACGCAAACATCCACTACCTGCTCAGGGCATGTCTGTGGTCATTAGCCGTATAACCACCGGCACCTCAGTGGCTTATCAAACATCTGAAAACACAGCCGCAGTAAGTACCGATCCTGACGATACAACACTTACAGTTAATGTGAATACAATCGCTGGACAAAACAGTGTATCAAAACAAGCATTGTTACGCGGATACAATATTGAAAACATTGTGTTAGCTGATTTACTACGCGCCTATCACACAAAACTTGATGATGCGTTATTAAATGGATCAGGATCAAATGGGCAACCACTAGGTCTGAAAACCATGACTACAGGTATCTTAGTAACTTACACAGCTACTACCGGTACAGTTTCAGGTGTATATCCAAAAATTGCAGATGCAATTCAACAAGTTCAAACCTCAATCTATGCTAATCCAAACGCGATCATTATGCACCCACGCCGCCTAGGATTTTTCTTAGCTGGAGTTGATGGCAATCTTCGCCCACTGGTAGTACCAACCGCCTACAACCCTAATAATGCAATGGGTATAGGTAATGGAACACCTCAGTATGGTAATAGCGGCTATCAAATACTTGGCTTGCCAATTATCACAGATGCTAACATTGCAACAAATGTTGGTGCTAGCACAAATCAAGATACTATCTTTGTGGTAGATCTTAATGAGTGTCACCTTTGGGAAGAGCCAAACTCTCCTACTTATGTGAAGTTTGAAGAGCCAAACGGCAAGGTTGCAATTAACATTGTGATGTTTGGTATGTCTGCCTTCACAAGTTTGAGATATGCAGGTGCTATCGCACAAATTAACGGCACTGGCTTGGCAACACCAAGCTTCTAAGTAATAAGTTTCTAAGCTCCCTACCCTTCCAGGGGGCTTAGATCCTAACTATGGTTGGTATTCAAGAATTGGAGTTTGCTTAATGTCCCAGAGCGATACAAATTTTGGATACCAATCATGGCTATAACAAACGGGTACGCAACACTTGTAGCCATTAAAGCTTACTTGTCTATTTCAGACTCAACAGATGACACCTTACTTGAAACCTTAGTAGAGTCAGCATCACGCTCAATTGATAAAATTGCTAATCGCAGATTTTACGCTGACACCTCAGCTACAACACGCACTTACAGAGCTTACTCAAATGTCTTTGTTTATACAGATGACATTAGTAGTACCACAGGTCTTATTGTAAAAATAGATGAAGCCGGCAATGGCACCTACTCAAAAACATTAACTTTGAACACAGATTTTATTATGGATCCGCTTACAGCCTCAGCTTTAGGCAGACCCTTTACACAATTGACTATGGTGTCTAATACTGAAACATGGCCTATCTTCCCAGGCTTGACACAAAACGGCTTACGCCCTGGAGTGGAAGTCACAGCTAAGTTTGGCTGGCCATCTGTACCGAGTGATGTCAATGTAGCTTGTTTAATTCTTACAGCTGATCTATACAAGCGCAAAGATGCTCCGGGCGGTGTCTTAGGTCTTGGTGATCTAGGAGTAATACGCATGTCCCCAGTAGGCAGAGATGTATCACAAATGGTTAGGGCTTATCAAAAGATTGCTATTGCCTAATGGTGCCAAGTACAGTAAGGACAAATCTTAAAACAGCTCTTACAGCTATCACAGGATTGCGTGTTATGGATTATGTGCCTGACTCTACAAATGTACCTACCAATAATGCTTTTGCAGTTATTGGTCAATTGTCAATGAATTATGATTACACACTTAACAGAGGCTTTGACTCTGCAACCTGCAACATAATTGTAATGGTCGGGCGCATGAGCGAAAAAGATGGACAATCAAGATTGGATGGGCTACTCAGCTCATCCGGTTCAACCTCAATCAAAGCCGCTATTGAGGTTGATAAAACACTAAGCGGTGCAGTGCAAACCTTAAGAGTTGTGTCTGCATCTCCAGGCACAATACAATCCGCTAGTATTGATTACCTAAGTTATCAGTATTCAGTGGAATTGATAGGTTAGCGAAAGGAAAAATATGGCCATATTCATGGGTAATAAAGTAGCT